GATTTTTCATCAGTGCAGATCCTAAATCTTTTACTTCTGTAATTTCAAAAATCTCTAACACTTTTGCCTTTAATTCGCTTAACTCCAATTACTCATACCTCCTCCTGCTCTCTTTATGTATAAGCCTCACTCTGTCTGTCAACTTAAATCCTGCAAGGTCGACAATATATCTGATGTGCTTGATTAGTTCGTCATGTTCGGCCTGCTCCTTTATTTGTCTTTTCTTAAAATCTTCCATTGATACAATTGCCTTGTAGGCCGTGCTGTCCTTGTATCCTTCTGAATTTCGTTTGATGTCACTGCTCATTTGTTTCCTACTCCACCTCCTGCAATATCTCACGTAGTTCTTTCATGTGTTTAAGCGCTTCGCCTTTTCTCACTCCCAGTCTTTTGTGAATTACTTCTATCGCAGCCTTGGTTATATCGTTAAAGTCAGAATCGTGTAAATCGTCAGGGCAAAACTCTCCGCCTGTCCATCCTCCAGCATTAAAAGTGATATACATACCATCAGGATCCCCCATCAGCTTTTCGAGCTCTTCTATATCATCATATCTTTTTTTTACTTGTTCCACTTCGTGTATAGTTAGGTTAAGCAACTCTAAAATTCTTTTAACATTATCCTTATTCATTCTCCACCTCACGCATAGTATTTTATTTCATTTCCTTTGCATATATATTCATTCTTAAACAAGGGTTTTAATTCGCCATCTTCCTGCAGTTCGTAAATCTCCATGTCCATTTCTTCTGCCATTTTCTTCTCAAGCTTTGCACCTTTTGACTTTTTCCAACCTGCAAGCATGACCATCTTATCTGACATACCCACAAGGCTATAACATAACTCCATGTACTCCTTGTGTGTGCCGTACGGTAAGGCATTGCCAAGTCGTGCCGGATTGATTATGTCAGAGCCTTTAAACTGCTTATTTGCTCTGATAGTGTTTTCTGCCCTTAGAAAGTTTAGCAAGTGATTTTTTACTCCCGTAATCGGGCCCGATAGGTATATTCGCATTGTTACCCCTCCTCAAAATTAAATTTCATCTGTCCTTCTATCGTCTTATCCTCAATCCACCACTTAAACACGGATTCGGCATCTTTCCACGCTCCACCTTTGCTGTCGTCTTTCCCTCTTTCTTTTCTGACTTCAAGCATTTTTTCAAATGCTTTTATATATCTTTCTTTGTATGCGGGAAATGTCAGTATGTCTCTTTGTTTTTCACGTTTATTTGCTAAAGGGCATAAGATGCAACCTACTCTACTGTACCCCATATCGTACAGCTCATTGTATGCTATATTGTTTTCGTGTATATACTCCCATACCTCCGCATCTGACCAGTCGTAAATTGGATTTACAAGTATTGTTTTGTGCTTTCTTGCTGTTGATACTATTGCGCAATCCCAAACCTCATCCCGCTCTTTTGCTTCTTCAAAAACCTCTTGAACGTGCGACAAACTGAAATGCTTTGAATTTGCAAGCTTGCCGACACTTGTTGAAAATATATCCCTGTTTTGTCGCCTTTTTGACTCTGCAGCTCTCACGCCTAGTGCAACCACTTTGTTTTTTTCTGTGCCTTCTTTGAACACTCCACAGCAGTATCGTACAAGCCTTGTGGGCGGTATGCCCTTTTGTGCTATCAGGCTAAACATGTTTATTGGCTTGCCCTTGTAGGTCGGCATTGTCTTATATGCTTTTATGCCTTTTTCTTTCAGCTCTGCAAAAACCTTGTTTACATGTCGATTTGTCTGTGGTGCATCCACGGTCGTGATGCTATGCGACACTTCAAAGCTTATGCCCGATTTTATCGCCAGATCCAGTAAGACATCGCTATCCTTTCCGCCGCTGTATGTGACGACCACAGGCTTATCGTAAAAGTCTCTTGCTATCCTTTCAGCTGTCTTAAATGCCTCAATAGCTTTCGTTATTTTATCTTTATCCATTCTTTTCTTTCTCACCCTCAAAACTCCTGTATCCGCCTTTTGCTCTTGCGTCCAGTTCGTCTATGTAAGCTTCCATTATCTTGCAGGCTATAGGATAGCTTGAGTAATTCGCTTCAACATATTTCATCAAGACCTGCATAGACTTTGCAACCTCGTCTTTATCTGAATTTTCATCAAACTCCCTTGCCGACTTCCACCACTTATTGTGTATGTCGTTTATCATCACAATTATCTTGTCATTCGGCATTATTTCCTTGTAGTCCATATCCTTTAAAAGCTCCTAAATTGTTTCTAAACTGATAATAATATATTCATCTGTGATATATTTATCTGATAATAATAGCATTCCTGTAGTATTATTGGTTTATTATCTCGTTTTTCTATTTTTATTAGACCAAGTAATTCCCCTGTTGTAACCATTATAACCATGCGTAACCGTACTTTTTTACGGTTTGGATACGCCCTCAAACCCTTATGTATAAAAGCTTTCGGGGATACCGTAACCATGTAACCATAAAAAACACACTCTCGCATATAGGAGAAAAATTTTTATAAATAAAATATTGAAAAAATATTTATATATATATACATATACATGTGCATGGTTTCTGCGGTTACATGGTTACTTCCCCGACAAAACCGCATAAATACTAGCTTTTTAAGGTTTTCCCCGTAACCATATTATTTTTTTGTAACCTTAATTTGGTTCGTATTTATCAGACAATACTCTAATTAAATGGAAGTATATCATTATTTATCATGTCAATTTGTTCAAAACCGCTATTAAGTTCGCTATTATCTGACAATTTTATTTTTACACAACGCACAGGGGTTCCGTTGAATTTTTTCAAAGAATCAGTTCTTCCCTTATTCGTCTGCAGTAAATTCTTATCGCTTGCCCATTTTAAAAATGATACTCTTGAAAATCCTGACTGCTTACAAAGGTCTGACATTACAGTTGATATAATTACAGCATAACCGTCTTCTATGAGTCCCCATTTTTCCATGCTCTCATTGTCCGGATCAAACCTTGCAGGGTTCATAGCCACTTTATCGACAATGTATCTGTAACATCTTTCATTATCTGAAAGCTCATTTTTATCAATTAAGACCTGCTTTGCTTCCTCAATGTCTATGTACTCACCGTCTTTGAAAATATAGTCAGTTGCTATCTTGTCAGCGGTAAGTACTATAGAGAGTGATAAGCTTTGCTTTTGCATTTTTTCATCATTATCAAGTTCATCAAGAAAGCTTTTTTGAATTTCCGTAATCCCTTCAACGCCGATTTCCTTTAGAATCTTTATAAAATCCCTACCGGCATAACCATAATTGTTTTTCGCCACTGAAGCCGTAAGCCTTGGATCCTCAAAGATATAGCCGTCACAGCTTATCTCTAAGATTCTGTTCATTGCTCCGCCTTGGTTGACATAAGAAGTCAAAGGCTTTTCACCGTTGGTTATTATGCAGTTTTTCCACCTGCTTTCACGGTTTATTCCAATATCCTTGTTACTTCTTGTCTTGCCCTTTCCGGAACAAAGGACATATACCAAGCTTTCAAAGTTTTCAGCTAAGCGCCTGTTTTGATTTGATGTATCATCAAGTAACATTGGCAAGTGGTTTAACATGTCGGCTTTAGCCTCTAAAGCTGTCTCAGTGCTTTTATAATCGCCTATAAATGCATTTTCATCAGGATTTGCCCAAACGGACGCTGCAAGCATCAAAGCAACTGACTTACCTGCCTCAGTGCCTCCCCAAAGGTCCACAAAGAATGGTAGGCCTCTTAATGGAGCAACCAGGACGCTTGCGAATGATGCAGCCAAACAAAATTTACTTTCAATCCTCTTTCTTGCCCTTACAATCCTTGCATGGTCTAACCAAGTTGTGTAGCTACCTTGAGTGGTCACACTTTCGGATACTTGCTTGAACTTCATATCTCCATCGAAAATAATATCGCCGTCAAACGGTATAAAATCCTTATTGAGCCATCCAAACTTGGAAGTCGAACGCTTAATTTTTATAAAGTTATCATTCTGATTTTCCACATCTGACAGATATTTTACTAAGAGCTTCGCATTCTCGCTTGTTACGGCTATTCCCTGCTCTGCCAAGGCTACTATTTTGCTTGCTGACGCTATTAAAGACTTAGGCACTACTATTTCATGCCATGTTCCGTTACGCTTATATGCAAGCTTTATCTGCTCCGCTCCTGTTTCAATGTTTTTCAGTCTTTCGACCGGCAGTATTGGGTGGTAGCAGGCATATTCGTCTGAATTAGGCTTAAGTATTCCGCGTTCTGTAGCGTTCCAATAGCCACATATCATATTGTCGTATTCATCACTTTCAAAGTTGGTCCACTGACAAAGAGTACCTTTTGTTTTTTCAGGCAATGCTTCCCTTTCAGCTTTTCGGAAAGCATCAAGTAATACCTTGAACTCCGTATATGCTTTCAGCTCTCTTGCTCTGTCCATCAGGTTAGCTATATTTACCCCTCTTTCGATTTCGTCCTCTTCGTCAAAGACTTCCTGCATAAACTCTCTTGAGAGCAGGTCGCTTTTAGTCACTTCTTCAATTTCCTTCATCAACCTGCTCCTTTACTGTAAAAATCCTGATACATTGCCGAAGATACATAAGCATATGCATACTCATATACATCTTCTTCCTTGCTCAATTCCGCTCGCTCTGCAGCAACCTGTAAGAGTTCCCTGTAGCAGTTTGCCCATTTGTCACTTAAAGGCTCTAATTCGCTCAACAACGCCCTTAATTCATCTTGCCTATCAAATATACTCCTAAGCTTGTTTCGCTCGTTATGTGCAATCCTAGTGGCTTTCTCACGTGCCTTACGCCTTTTGTATTCTGCAAATTTAGCCTTTCGACTATTATCCTCTACTCCTCCAAGGCTCTTGTAAGCCTCAGAGAAATTACAATTTTCCATATCTGCGACAAAGTCAAAGATATCTCCATGTTTTCCACAGCCGAAACAATAAAAAGATTTTGCATAAATTTTCATTGACGGGGTTTTTTCGCTATGAAAAGGGCAGCATATAAATCCTGCCCTGTTTGGTTTAAATCCGTATCGCTCAAGGATTTCAGACATTGAATATTTTTCTTTTATTTCTTCAGATGTCATACTCACCTCCTCAGGATTTCTATTATTTTCTTTCCCGTTTCTTCCTTGTTGCAAAATAGGAAATCGCAACCATACTTGATTTTTATTGTAGATAGCACTTTATACAACTTTTCCCCTGTCATTGCCTTAGTTTCAAATGTTTCCCATCTGCCTGTAGTAGCAGACTTTACGCGGGCATATCTTCTGGGATTTATCCAGTTTTGCACATCTTCAAGGCTCTTGATACCTTTTCCGTGCTCGCATAAAAATACAATTTTTATACCTGCATCATTCGCTCTTAAAAGCTCATTCCTGAACCTGTTATGGTCTTGGCAGACATTACTGCATAGTTCGCTTAAGTTCTGTTTACGGTCAACTACAAGCCTTGGATTATCATAATTCATATAGTCACCAACATAGAGCTTTGAGGATATCTGAACAACTCCTTGCCTGTTAAACTCCTGCAGTATCTTCTGTATAGCCTTTGCCTTTTCTCTCGTGTCTATTTGTATCTGCATTACGCCTCCTAGTTAAATGGCAGGCCTTCACCGTCAACACTGTCCGGAATATCCATAAATCCGTCAG